CCTGGTACTGATGGTGATAAAGGTCAAAAGGGTGAAGTAGGTGCTCAAGGACTTAGTGGTTCTGAAGGTGATAAAGGTCAAAAGGGTGAAAAAGGTGATAAAGGTGATAGTGGATCGAAGGGTGATAAAGGTGCTGTAGATGAAAAAGGTAATAAGGGTGAGAAGGGAGAAAAAGGATTAAAAGGTGAGAAGGGAGAAAAAGGAGAAAAGGGAGAAAAAGGAGAAAAGGGTGAGAAAGGAGAAAAGGGTGTTAAGGGTGAAATAGGTGGTCAGGGAATTAAAGGTACTATAGGTGTTCAAGGAGATAAAGCAGGATTAAGGTATCAATATTCTCATAATACTGGTATGTCTGATCCTGGTGGTGGTATTTTTAGATATAATAATAGTAGTACATTAGGATCAGTTAGTGCTATAGCGATTGATGCAACAACAAAAGAAGGAACTGATCTATCAGATTACATAGCAACTTGGGATGATTCAAGTAATGATACTGTTAAAGGTCATATAATAGTCAAATCAAATGAAAATGGTGACGCAACTTATACTGTACTTGAAGTAACTGGAGTTACCGATAATACTGGGTGGTTACAAATAGCAGTACAAAATGCTACTGGTAATTTCCCAACCAATAATGAAGAATGTGTGATTCAATTTTACAGAACAGGTAATAAAGGAGAGAAAGGTCAAAAAGGAGAAAAGGGTACTAAGGGTGAAAAAGGACAAAAAGGATCTGGTACTCAAATAACAATAGCAGACGCTGCACCAGGAACTGGTAATAATGGTGATTTGTGGTGGGCAAGTGATGATTTTGACTTACACGTTTATTATGATGATGGTGATAGTTCACAATGGGTATCAATAACTTCAAATACTTCATTGAAGGGTGAGAAAGGAGAAAAGGGTCAGAAAGGTGAAATAGGATTTAAAGGTCAAAAAGGAGAAGGTGATAAAGGTCAAAAAGGAGAAGGTGATAAAGGTGAAAAAGGCATTAAGGGTGAAATAGGAAATACTACTAAAGGGGAAAAGGGATCGACTGGAGCAGATAATTCTACTAAAGGGCAAAAGGGAGACACTGGAGCAGATAATTCAACTAAAGGTGATGCTGGTGATAAGGGTGATAAGGGTTCAGATGGATCAACAACATTCGCAGTTCCTCAAGGTGGTATAATAATATGGTCTGGTAATTCAGGTGATATTCCTTCTGGATGGGTTCTTTGTAATGGTTCTAATAGTACTCCAGACTTAAGAGGTAGGTTTGTTGTTTGTTTTGATAATAATAATGGTGATTATGGTATAGGAGATACTGGTGGTTATACTGATACACCAATTATTAATCATAATCATACATATAGTTCTTCTACTAGTGCTGATGGTGCTCATACTCACACTTATAATGGTCGGTCAGGAACATCAAGGTGTGATAATGATGAGGATCATCAAAGAAATAGTGGTTGGTCATCACATACTACAAGTAGTGAAGGTAGTCACGCACACAACTTTAGTGGAACTACTAATAGTGCTTCTAATTCAATAAATTCTGGAGCTGGTAGAAACATACCACCATATTATGCACTTTGCTATATTATGAAAACATGATATAATATAGATAATTAGATTTTTTTGATGGACACTTTTGTAAGAAATATTGAAGATAGACCAAAGGCTTCTATTAGAGATTTTATATACGTAAGAGATAATACATTATCAGAATCTTTCTGCAATCATGTTATTGAAAGATTTAACCATGATGGAAGAAAGCAAGATGGAGTAGTAGGACAGACTAGGGTAGATAAGAATGTAAAAGATACAAAAGATATCAAAATAAGTGGTCTTGATGATTGGGTAAAAGAGGATAATACATTTTATGAATCTCTTAGAGAAGGTTTGGTTGAATATAATGAATATCTTCATGAGATAAATGAAGGAATTTGTAATGCATTTCCTAATACTACTCATATTACCAGTGATACGGGATATAAAGTACAAATGTATGAACCAGGAGGAACTTATCATTGGCATCACGATTGGTCAATGTCGTCTAATCCTGTAGCATCTAGAATTTTTACATTTATGTGGTATTTGAATACTATTGATGAGAAAGATGATGGATATACAGAGTTTGGTGATGGAACAAAAATACAACCTGTGGTTGGTAGACAAATCTTTTTTCCTGCAACTTGGACTTATGTACATCGTGGATACCCATCAAAAGTGAATAAATATCTATGTAATGGTTGGATATTTTCAAGACCATCTGAATCAATGGAATAGATCAATGACTAAAAATGTTGTGGGTATAAGTGGAGATATGACTCCTTCAGATAGAAATTTGAAAGATAATATCACTATAATACCAAATTGTCTTGATAAAGTAAAAGCACTTAGTGGTAATACTTTTAAATGGAAAACGGAAACGGGACATCCTCCAGGAGCAACTTCACCAGGTCCTGATGATCTTGGTGTTATAGCACAGGAAGTTGAAGCACTTGGATTATCTGGTATTACTTCAACTAAAGATGGATATAAATTTGTAAGTTATAAACGATTAATACCTATAATGATTGAAGCAATTAAAGAGTTATCTGCAAAGGTTGATGCACTTTCTTAAGATAAATAACTAAAAAATTATAATGGCAGCCAATTTTCCAAATAGTCCTAGTAATGGAGATACGTTTACCTCTAATGGTACTACGTTTACTTGGGATGGAGAAACTTGGAAAAGACCAACTACTGGTGGTGTAAAGGGTCAGACTGGTCAAAAAGGTCAAAAAGGTGAAGTAGGTCCTAAAGGTGAAAAAGGTGAGGTTGGGCAAAAGGGTGATCAAGGTCAAAAAGGTGAAGTAGGTAATAAAGGAGAAGTAGGTCAGAAGGGTGAAGTAGGTCAGAAGGGTGAAGTTGGGCAAAAGGGTGATCAAGGTCAAAAAGGTGATCAAGGTCAAAAAGGTGAGGTAGGCGATAAAGGTCAAAAAGGTGATGTAGAAGAGAAGGGTAATAAAGGTGAAGTAGGTGATAAAGGAGAAGTTGGTGATAAAGGAGAAGTAGGTAATAAAGGTGAAGTTGGTGAAAAGGGTCAAAAAGGTGAAGTTGGTGAAAAGGGTCAAAAAGGTGAAGTTGGTGAAAAGGGTCTAAAAGGTGAAGGAGGTACGAAAGGTACAGACGGAAACTTCGGGGGAGTAACTTTTGAATATACGTTTGATGGACAGAGTTCTGCTGATAGTGACCCTGGTGATGGTATATTAAGACTTAATAATGGAACAACTGCTCTTGCAACATTCTTGTATATTGATGATGAAGACAAGAATGGTACAGATATTCAGCCATATTTGAGAACCATTGATGATTCTACTTCTACAATTAAAGGACATTTTCGTATATCAAATAGACTTGATTCTTCTGATTTTGGATTATTCACTATTTCAGGATTAACGGAAGCAAGTGGATATTTTAAAATAGAATGTGGACATGTTAATAGTGCTAATACACAGTTTCAGCATAATGAAAATGTAATAATAACTTTTGCTAGAACTGGTGATATTGGAGATAAAGGAGAAAAGGGAGCAAGTGGTGCTGATGCAACTGGAACTAAAGGACAGAAAGGTGAAATTGGACCAGATAATTCAACTAAAGGACAGAAAGGTGAAATTGGACCAGATAACTCCACTAAAGGACAAAAAGGAGAAGATAACTCTACTAAGGGTCAGAAAGGTGAGGAAGGTGATAAAGGTACAGCTGGTGTTGCTGGATTGGATATATCTACTACTCCACCAGGTAGTCCTACTGTTGGAGATCTTTGGTGGGATAGTGATGATGGAGATTTACATGTCTATTATAATGATGGTAGTAGTAGTCAATGGGTAACAGTTTCTCAAGGACCTGCAGGACCTGCTGGTTCTCCTGGAGCTACAGGAGGACAAGCACCTTTTGTTAGTGATTGGCAGATTCCATTATGATTCTAAATATTAAAGAGGTATCTTAAAATTATGGCAGCAACAGTATTTAACGGAGCTATACGAGGAACAGGAAATAATAGTAATCAGACTCTTTATACCAATAGCACTGGTGGTAATGTAAGAATTATATGGAATTATCTGGAATGTTCTAGTGGTGGAAATGATGCCTCACGGGTATTGTTTTATGGACCAACTCCATCTCAAACAAATGGTAATCTAGGATATACTTCAGGCAACGACCTTGATGTAATTAAATTTACACTAAAGAGGAACACGATAACAGGAAGAGATCTTGCATATTACGTACAAGGAACTTATATTTATCACAAGATGCTAAATGCACAATCACATTTTCCGTTAGAAATGATGATAGCTAATACGCATAAAATTACTTTGTGGACAGATCCTAATATCAATACTACTGATGTAGCAATTATGTATAATTTTGTAATAATTCCAGAGTAATAATATGGCAGCATTTGATTTCCCAAATAGTCCCAATACAAATGACACCCATACTGAGAATGGTGTGCAGTGGAAGTGGAATGGTAGTGTTTGGAAGAGAGTAGAAAGTGTAGGAGAAAAAGGACAAAAAGGAGAAGATAATTCTACTAAGGGTCAAAAAGGTGAAGTTGGTGCTGATAACTCCACTAAAGGACAAAAAGGTGAAGTTGGTGCTTCTGGTGCAGCAACGATAAACAATAATGCAGACAATAAAGTTATAACTGGTTCAAATACTTCTGGTGAATTAAATGCTGAATCTGGTTTAACTTATGGTAGTAATACTTTAACAACACCTGTAATTGCGGTTGGTGATATAAAACGTGGGACTAATAATGCTGATGTTAATATTACTTTTGAAGGAACTGGTAAATTTACAGTCAATAGAACTACAGAATCACGTGATACAAATCCACATGATGATAGTACTTACGATTTAGGAACGTCTTCAAAAAGGTGGAGAACCGTTTATGCAGATACTTTTGACGGTGGTGGCACTATTCCATCTGGAACTAGAATGTTATTCAATCAAACAAGTGCACCTACTGGTTGGACTAAAGATACTTCCTCTACAAACAGAGCATTGAGACTTGTTTCTGGAACAGTTGGAACTGGTGGTGTTAATACATTTACTGGAAAACTTAATGCTTCAGTATCTACAACAGGTGGTGATGTACATAATCGCACATTATCAACAGCACAAATGCCACAACATAAGCACGAAGTTGATACTAAAAATGAGTGGAGTGAAGATCATGGTCATTGGAAGCAACAGACTAATTGGAGACAAGTGCATACGAGTGGTACACATTATTCACCAAATACGAATCAAGTTGGTGAAACTAATCAACATGACCACGGATTTACTAATCCATCATTTAATTTGAATATTGCTTACACAGATGTTATAATAGCTGAGAAGGATTAATATTATGAAATTAGAATCAGGAAAATTTTGTCCCTTGATTGGTAAAGATTGTATTCAGATGCAATGTTCTTGGTTTACTCAGATTAGAGGAACTAATCCACAATCAGGCGAAGAAGTTGATGAGTGGGGATGTGCTGTAACTTGGTTGCCTATGTTATTGATAGAAAATTCACAACAACAGAGACAAACTGGTGCTGCTGTTGAGTCATTTAGAAATGAGACTGTTAAACGTATGGTAAATACTATATTACCATCGGAACCAATAAATACATTGGAAAGGGATATAGAATGAAATTAACTATTGTTACTGAAGATAAAGCAATCGGAATCGGTTCTACTTATATAAGTGGAATAGGAACTGATATGTCATGGATACCTGCAAATGTATGGGCAGTTCATTGGGATGGTTCTTCTGGTGAAATTGAATATAATGATGGCACACCAAATGCCACAATGAGTGAGATAGGGATATATACACAAGCAGAGACAACATTAAATAATGAAATAAAAAGATTAAATGATTTATCTCCAGTTAATACAACTTCTTATCAGTGGCAAATTCTTAGAAATCAGAGAGATGATAAATTATTATTCTGTGATTGGACACAGGGTAATGATACTCCATTAGATAATTCTAAAAAAACAGAGTGGGCAACTTATCGTCAGGCATTAAGAGATTTACCTTCTAATACATCTGACCCAAAGAATCCTACTTGGCCAACGGAACCATCATAAATTAAATTATGGCAGTAAATTTTCCAAATAACCCATCATTAAATCAAACATTCTCTGTAGGTGGAATTACTTGGAGATGGAATGGATATGCTTGGAATAGAATACCTGATCCTGGTGCCAAAGGAGAACCAGGACAAAAAGGTGAAGAAGGTGATCAAGGATTAACAGGATCTCAAGGTAATAAAGGTGAAAAAGGTCAGAAAGGTGATGTAGAAGAGAAGGGTATTAAAGGTGATAAAGGTGAAATAGGTGATAAAGGTCAGAAGGGTGAACAAGGTATAAAAGGTGATACAGGGCAAAAAGGTGATAAAGGAGATACAGGGCAAAAAGGTGATAAAGGTGAGGTAGGGCAAAAAGGTGCAAAAGGTGAAGTAGGTGATAAGGGTGAAGTAGGTCAGAAGGGTCAGAAAGGTGTTGATGGTATAGTTGGTGCACAAGGAGACAAAGCAGGTTTAAGATATCAGTTCTCTAATACTACCTCTATGGGTGATCCTGGTGGTGGTATTTTTAGATATAATAGTAGTACATTTTCATCAATTAGTGCCCTAGCAATTGATGCAACAACTAAAGAAGGTACCGATCTATCTGATTACATTGCAACTTGGGATGATTCTAATTCAGGTGTTAAAGGTTATATAACAGTCAAATCAAATGAAAATAGTGATGATACTTATTCTATATTTCAAGTTACTGGACTTACAGATAATACTGGATGGTTACAATTAGCAGTACAGAATCCAGTAGGTAATATTCCATCAAACTCTGAGGAGTGTGTAATTACTTTCTCAAGAACAGGTGATAAGGGACAAAAAGGAGTAAAAGGTGAAATAGGTCCTAAAGGTGAAGTTGGTGAACAAGGTCAAAAAGGAGCAAAAGGTGAAATAGGTCCTAAAGGTCAAAAGGGTGAAGATAATTCTACTAAAGGTCAGAAAGGTGAAATAGGTGTTGGTCAGAAAGGTCAAAAAGGAGAGGTGGGTGAGGACTCAACTGTAGCAGGTCCTCCAGGTCCTCCAGGTTCTGATGGAAATGATGGAAATGATGGAAACCAAGGAAATCCTGGTAACCCAGGTAATCCAGGTTCTGATGGAAATGATGGTAACAATGGAAATGATGGTAACAAAGGACAACAAGGAACTCCTGGTAACAAAGGACAACAAGGTGATCAAGGTAATCAAGGAAATCAAGGTAATCAAGGTAATGTAGGTAATCCAGGAAATTCTGGACCTCCTGGTTCAAAAGGGCAGAAAGGACAAGCAGGAACAGGAAATCAAGGAAACCAAGGAAACCCAGGACCTCCAGGTCCAACTGGTTCTCCTTATTTGAGTGCCTTTGGAAGTGTAACTGGTATGTCTCCACCATATCCTAATAATGGACAGAATACTGGTACTTTACGAAATAATTATAGAGTAAGCAGTGTTACTGGAAATATGGCTGGTAATGATACAAATGATACTTATGATGGTGGTATGACTGTAAATATGTCACCAGGAACTGGTAGTTCTGCATATACTGTTGTTATTAGTGGTAGATATGAGTCTTGGGGTAATACATATAGTAACCATCCTCCCAATTGGGGAGATGTTAGAGATTTAGTTTTGCTACATGCATATAGTTTATCTAGTTCCAATTTTAAATTAAAAGGTATGGGTACTACATATTCAACTGATTCTGCATATCCACCTCATGGACGTATAAATTATTCAGAAATGCATTTCTCAGTATTTGACACTACTTCAGGAACTGATCAAACATGATAAGAGGTTATTAAAATGGCAGAAGCAACTCAAATTATTATTGCTGAAAATTGGGAATTTATGAAAGTAGTTACAATTCCTGAAAATGAACGTATTGTGGGTATGGGAACTACAGCGATACTTTCAGTATGTCCTTTACCTCTTTTTGTAAATCCTAGTGTTGATTGTGGATTAACAACAGCACAGATTGCTGCAAAGGATGTTCCTGCAGGAGTTAAGTATGAAATAATAGATAAAGACAAATATGATGAATATCTATATGTTGGAATTGGTTCAACAGCGTTATTATTAACAGGTGCAATTACATCATATGACTTTGATACTAAACAATGTACATATGATCTAGATAGAGCTAAAAAAATAGCACATAGAAAAAGAAGGAATAGAAGATATAGTGATTTTGCTCCTCACGATGCTGTGGTATCAACAGCAATACCAGGTACATCAGATGCAGCAGAGGCATCTCGTGTTGGAATACGTTCAACATATACCACAATGCAAACTGAAATAGATGCTTGCTCGACAGTTGATGAGATATATGCTATACTAGAAAAGTATCCAAGTAAACCTAGGCCACCAGAGGCATTACCGTCTGGTTATGATTGTACACAAGTAGGTCCTAACATTCCTTTATAATTTTTTTTTATTATTATGAAATGTGAAATAATTAAATATGATAATAGTGAAGTGATTATCATTGATGATGCTGTCTGTACAAATAAACGTATTAATATTTACTTTGATTGTTGTATGCTTCCATATAATATCAGTAATAGTAGTGTTAATGATATTCAAGGTATTACAGATAAAAGGTTAAAGAGTGATTTAGATCATGAAAATCCTATTGTAGATTTACTTTTAGAAGAAGGATCTGATTCCTCAAATATAATAAAAAAATATATTCCTTCAGAAACTTATGGTTTTTCTAGAGGATATGTAAATTTGGGAATACATGGTGATGTAAATCATATGCATGTAGATGGTAAATATTATGAATGTAAAACTTTATTATATTATGCCAATCGACATTGGGAAAATAATTGGGGTGGACATACTGTTTTTTATGATAATGATGGAAATATTAAGACAACCATAGAAATTAAACCTGGTAGAATTGTTATTTTTGATGGTAATATACCACATACAGTAATGCCTATGAATCCAAGATGTTCTCCATCATTTAGATTTACTGTTGCTTTGAAATTTGAAACACTTAAATTATCAATATTTAATGAGGATAATAATGGTCCAAGTGGTCCTCTTGCTGCATCATAATGATTGATAGTAGAAATAAGCAGTATATTCTGGATGGATATATCATTACTCCATTGGGTATAACTGATTTTCAACATACATTTTTTGAAATAGATGAGGTATATGGAGATTGGACTCTTGAAGGAAAAGAATGTTATTTAAATTTAAATGATTTATTACCAGTATTAAATGATAAAACTGGATTTCATCGTGTTGAATTGGAGGATATTGCTTGGAAAGGTTTTGATTTGGATATGAGTCTCCGTGCAGATAATTGTCCTTGTTGTAATGGAAATAGATTTAGAGATTGTAATCCTACAATGCCTGGAATATTATTGGAAGGTACTTTAAATCCTGGAGGGAGAAAGTATAGATGTCTTGATGGTAAGCATAGAATTGAAGCACTTTTATCTTATGAACAAACTATTGGAACTTTTTATATTTTAAATATGGATCATATTGAATATTATTTGAAAGAATATAATGAATGATCTTATTCAAGTTATTAAAGTATTAGATGATAAAGATCTTAAGATAATAAATGATCACATCGATACCCTTGATTTTATATCAAGTACTGTTTTTACTACTGGTGGTAAAAGTAAAATATCAAAACATTGGAGAACAAGTACTGGAACAGCCTTAAATGATGGTGATGATGTAACAAATCTTTTTCATGAAAAAATTAATGCTGCTTTAGTTGAATATAAAGAAAGGGTATCTTTAATTTCTGATAATTTTAAATGTTATCCAGTACCTGGTGGATATGAAACAGATTCATATCGAGAAGAAATACAGATATTGGATTATTCTCCAGATCAAGAATATAAATTTCATCATGATGCAGCAACTAATCCTAATATAAAAGCATATCATAGAAAGATTTCTGTTATTGTTTATCTTACTGATAAATTTACTGGTGGTCACACTGCCTTTCCTCATTGTAAGTATAGACCAGAGCCAGGTCATGGTTTGATTTTTCCTTCTAATTGGTGCTATCCTCATGCTGGTGAACCAGTTCTTGAAGGAAAAAAGAGAGTCGCTGTTACTTGGTATTATGCTAATGATAGAACTTGTTGACAAAAGGATCTATATATGATATGCTGTGGATTCATTTCATAAAGATTATGACAGAAGAAGATTGGGTATCCAATATAGTCGTTGACGTATGTGCAAAGACTTTTTTATTGGAAAGT